TAAGTACTGTATCTGCATACTCACCATCGTCAAATGCCCACATATAATGTGCTAACATTCTTAACTCAAGTCCTGATGCATCGGTACCAAATAATTTCATACCTTCAGGAGCCTTAAATAGCGTCCTGCACTCTTTACCCCACGGTGATCTAACCGCTGGTATCTGTGCTAAGTTAGGCTTCATATGAGAGCATCTAGAGGTCGCAGCTCCTAACGTATTCACTCGCCCATGTATTGCTTGAGTGTCTTCATTATATAACTTTAACCATGCACCATGACCATTAGCTAACATACCTAGTCTCTTGTCTATCATAAGATATTCAGAGATATAAGTTGTCACTGGGTATTTCAAAGTGTCTAATATTTCTTCACTAAGTGTAGGTTTACCATCCTTACCAAATTCCTTTGGCTTCCAACCACATCTAGACACTAATCTAGTAGCTAGGTCAGATCTGGAATTAGGATTAAACTGTTTCAACTTTAGTTTAGAATAAGCAGCACCCTTGGTATATTTACCACGTAGTACTTCTTTGTATTGTGTTGTCCTCTTAGGTACCTTGATACCAAGATTCATTATGAAGTCACCACCAAGGTCTCCACTAATAAGCTCTGCTAATTCTTCTCTTCTGAATAGTAGTTGTTGCTCTAGTATTAGTGCCTTGTTGTGGTCAAAGTTAAAACCTTTCTCAGACTGTTCTAAACAAATCTCTTGTGTTCTAAACTCCATATCAAGTGCTTCTTGACTAATGTTCTCTGCTTCTAATTTATGAAACAGTTTAGCGTTTACCTCTACATCTCTTACACAGTATGCAAGCATATCTTCTGAGTAAGTCTCAAAACCAATCTCTTTACCAAAGTCTCCTTTGTGAAGCCCCATACGTAACCCATAAGCCTCTAAGCTATGTTTACCTATGTTCCTCATGCGTTTAGTTTCAATCTCTGTACGCTCTAGTGGTGCCTTATTCATGACTGATCTAAGTTGTTTGAAATCACGATCCTTAATGTCAGGATATGCAATCTTAGCAGCAATTAGTGTGTCATATAGATAGGCATTTGTTTTCCATCTAGGGTACAGTTTCTTAATACCTCGTATATCGAAGTCAATTATATTATGTCCAATAAGAACCTCAGCGGCTTGTAAGTGTTTAAGCCCAGCTTTTATTTCACTGGGTCTAAACTTTCTTACTTCGTTTGTATCAACGTCTATTGTGACAAGACAGTGAATTTCTGTCATGTGTTCTAAATAATTATTACTCTCTATGTCGAATAATAGTCTCATGTTTTATCCTTATTGTTTGTTTAAAAAGTCTCTTACATATTCCAAAGGCACTACCATAGCTTCCGTATGATAAGAAGGTGAACCTGCAAACAGTACACCTATAACGTCACCAAATACATTACAAACTGGTGAACCTGAGTTACCACCATATGCAATGAATGACATATTATATGCCTCATGGATAGAACCTTCTAACCAACTAGCATACATGCTTACTTTATCTACATAATGCCCTGTCCTTACTGTCTTACCTAGACCTCTAGGGTGTCCAATAAGTATGACCTTATCTAATGCTTCTGGTGCTAAATCTGATAGCCTTAGACCATCTTTACGGTTACTAGACACCAGACAAAGATCATGCTCTGTACTTATATCTATAACTTCACCAACATAATCTTCAAACTGTATATAGTCATGATCATATATATCTCTATTTGTATCACATACGTGTTTATTTGTTAGTATGTATACTTTACCATTATGTTTTACATGAAAACCTGTGGCAAATCTATCATTATTTTGTTTGATAACATTGTAGGACACAACGTGTTTAGCTATATATTTAATAATATTACTATCATTGCTGTATGCCCCATTGAATTGATTGTTTGCGTAAAATACTGCTGATAGAATTATTACTGAATATAAAATTGCTAATTGTTTCATTTGTCTCCTTTAAAAAGGGAGCTTTTACACTCCCATTAATTACATATTACATACCATAATACTATGGTAAGAGAAGCTTGATCACCCCCTCAACAGCATAGGTTTTCACACCTTGCTTACTATACGCTTTATATACTACCTAAGTCTGATCGTAATCAGGGTATTAAAATGCTAAATTTTCACTCTCAAATGCTACGTCACCTGATACCTCAGTGAATACACCAGTATCATTATCGTAGAATATTTTATCACAATGTCCAGTACGTCCTGTCTTCCTACATTTAAGTAAAGATATTTGTACAGTACTCCTCTCTTCAATAGTCTCTGCCATCTGATTTCTTGTTAATAATATTACATTATCAGCAAGTTGTTTCAATGATCCTGAACCTCTGAGATTATTCACGTTAGCTGTACCACCTTCCTCAAATGCCTTACCACCGTTGGTAGAGTTATTAAGGTGTGACACTACAACTAGGTGTATACCAAGTTCTTGTGTTAAACTTTTAAGACTTGTCATAATTAAGTCCAATGCTTTTCTGTCATCTAACTGACCGTCTAGACCTGATACTAACATGGTAATATGGTCAAGATAAATTATTTTACAATTATCCACTTGAGCAAGATACCTAATCATACCATATAACTTTTCAGTATCCAATGCACCGAACGTATCAACGACTGATAATCTTGAGTTACCCTCATCATCCTTAGCCTCAACTAAATCAGTCCATGCTTTTCTGACGATTGGATCTTCATTTGAGTCATCTTCTAAGTGTAACTGTCTACCAAGTTTAACTGATACTAAACCTTCCACTGTGTCTCTGATACCTTCTTCAATATGTATAATACCTTGATTGAAATCTGTTGTATCATGAAAATGCAGTTCGAGCTGTTTCATTAATGTTGTCTTACCAGCACCACTACCAGCAGCTAGTATTGTTAAGTCACCTATACGCATACCTCTCATATTCTTAGTAAGGTTAGGTAAGTAACTAGGGAAATCATAGTGTTCAGTTTTATCAACCTTATCAAGTAAGTCTAATAATTTATTACCACTTTTAATTTCTTCTGGTGTGTGTGTTTCTGCTTGAAATATAGCACTGACTAGTTCTTTACTTTTACCAGCTTTAAGCATCTCATTCGCATCCTTAAGTGGAAGCTTTGCGATCTTACAGTACTTAGGTGGGAACATTAATTGAACTTCTTTAGCAGCTTTTTGTCCTGCCTCATCATTATCAAACATTAACACCAATTCTTTAAATGAAGATAAGTAATCATAGTTAGCTTTAACGTCACGTTTAGCTGAAGCTGCACCATTAGGTAAGCTTACTACAGGGTACTTATTTTGTTGTATCTCGCTGACTGATAGGCAATCTATTTCACCCTCAGTTACAATAAGTTTAATCTTTGTGCTTGGTTTGAATACGTTTTGTCCAAACAGTGTTGCCTTTTTAGCTTCACCTGACCATGCAAATTGTTTATCTTTTGTTCTATATTTTTCAGCTACTATGTCACCCTCAGTGTCATAATAGTATGTACAGTGTTTACCATTAGCAACACCATAAGTAAATTTCTCTAATGTATTTTTTGATATACCTCTAATCTGATTAGGATACTCAATAAATGTTGGGTTAAACTCTTTTACCATTGTTAGCCTTTTTGTATTACCTAGTGTCCCTCTTACTGTGTTACCACAACTAAAGCAATGGGTACCTTCATCAGAGTAGACAGCTTTTGCATCTGAACTACCACATACATCACAAGATTCCTTATACATATATTCTGAATTAGACTCTTCCATAACTATCCCTTTAGTTTTAATATTAATTCTTCTTTTAATTTTTTATAAAATTCAAACTCACAGGAGTTAGACTCATCTGTAAGCTTCTGCTCAATCATCTCTAGTGTCTGCATGACTAAGAACTTCTCACCCTCAGTCATACGTCCAACTTATAGTATATCATCTCAGCATCTTCTTTGTGTACTACAAAGCCAATACTCTCATACATAAACTTTAAGCTTTCTAAATGTACATTTGATTTTTCAGTAGTTGCATAAGCCACATCTACATGATGTGTATGTTCCATAGCTAGGCAAAACTCTATGAGCGTTGCGAATACCTTAGAGCCTCTTAAATGCTTCCTAACAAATATGTCAGCAATGTATAACCCAATACCTTCGGGTGCCTCAAATAGCTCATAAGACACAAATCCACCAGTAACAAATTTATACTGACGCTTATTCGTGTAATACTCTTCTGCGTGTTCTAGTATCATTGTTAGTTTATCTGTATCTGTCATTTTATTTCCTTCTCTGTTTCCTTTTAGCCTTTATAACTTTTCTATTACGCTTAGGCTTACCCGTTGGTTTAATTCTATCAAACGGAGCAAACCAATGGTTCCAATTCCCTTCACTCGGCATCTGTACCTCCTATACCTCTATTATTGTTATTTTAGTACCATAAGGTTCACCCTTTTTCTGATAGCGTTTACTTGATCTGCTGCGTATTATCTGAATGTCATCATGCCATACCATCTTAGCGTGAGTTATAGCATCCCATATAGCCTTTAGCATGTTGTCTAGATCATATCTAGGACAATCCTTGTTACTTGGTGACTTAGGTTTATAACATATAAACTCAGTATGTACCTCAAACAATTGTTTATCCTTTATAGGATATTTACTTGCTATTGTCTTTAAGAACTCATGTGTCTCTTTTCTATATGCCATGTAGCTCTTAGAGTAATATGAACCGAACTTGCTAATGCGAGGTCTACTCGCACTAACAGGTTTACTCGGTATAAATAATTCTATTTTAGAAGTCATACTCACCAGACTCTTCAAAGCTTTCTTTCTGCTCATCAGACTCTTGGTTAGGCTCAGACAATGGGTCGAACCCTAAGTCTTGACCACCATTATATTCAACGAGGTCAACGATCTGTACTGATTTTAAACCAATAGACAC